TGTTTACCACACTAGCATACTGTTCATTACGCGATGCCGTGCCGTAAAGAACAGCAAGATCACGAGGATTGATAATAAGATGCGAGGCAAGCAGGCTTAGATCAGTTGAAGCGTAACTATTTTCGCTATCTGCATAGATAAATTCACGCACACCCTTACCAGAGTTCTGGACAAACAATGTGCCGCCATCAAATGGAATCGGCGTTACAAAGTTGCAGCCATAAGGAGTCTGGCGAAGCACCCGCGTGTTGGCAGGCGTTAATACCTGCCCATTGCCACGAGGCGCTACAAACTCACTGGTAGCTGTAAAGATCTGTAAGTCGCGGTTAGAAACAATGTGCTGGATATTAGAAATATCTTCCGAACCAATTGCAACTTGAATAGCTTGATTGTCCAAGCCTTCGCCAACATCAAAGTTAAAATATTGGTTTATCATGCTGCCATACAATCCATCTGGCTGGGCAGTCGTACCACCAAACCATAGGCGTCCATCATGAAACGCAACAGCAGCAGGCCAGCCATTTGGCGTAGCGAACACGGGTTCATACCATGTGCGCGTTGCCGTAGTGCTAGACGTATAGAACACCGCGGGCCCGCCGCCATCAATGCTATCCGTAGCAGCAGTTGTAACTTCTATGCTGTATCGGTTATCATCAATAACAGTAATTGTATGCGAGGCATTTAATTCTGTGGCAGGTATACCGCCAACAGCATTTGCGCCCGTAATAACTACAGTCGCCCCAGTAGCAAAGCCGTGCAGTATGTGAGTTACTTCAACTGTAGTTGAACTAATTGTGCTACGAAACGGATCGATGTCGTACTCTGCTTTCAACGTACCTTGAATTGTACCTGTCAGAGTAGTCGAATTAGTATAGCCAGTAATGGCAATCTCGACATCCTGCCAGCGCAAACGCAACCCTACATAGTCCGCAGTAAATGACGGAGCAGAAGCCGTTACTGTTACACTGCCAGTTGTAGATGAGCAGGCTAGTGTCACTGCATCAGCAGCAAACTTATAGTAAGGTTGATAAGTTAATCTGCCGTTGATGGATTGATCAAACGCAAAGTCAGTAATCGTAAAGGTAGATGCACTTGTGCGCGTAATGACCTTGGGCCGAAAACTTTGGTGTGCCAAAATCATTGTGTCGCCAACCTGCGTGTAGGTCAGTTCAAATAACTGGCTAGTTGTCCAAGTCGCTCCGCTCGTTACAGTTGCAACAAGTGCTCCGTTTACATCATAAACAGTTAGTCTGGCATTGCTGAGCGCAAAGATATACCGCTCATTATCATCAAAGTCGAATGACACCAGACGAGAACGAGCAGGCAGTGCAGCAAGATAAGTCGTGCCGGGTCTACGCGTAACACCACCCGTATTGAGCAATGCTATGTTGCGCAGTCGAGACGCTCCATTTTGGTACGCGCCAGTATCTGAGCGAAACCGCATTAACGGATTAAGCTCTCCACTAGAAAAGTTTGTTTGAATCTGACGCGCTACAACCATTAACCAATCGTCCTGCGCACACGAGTGAACAAAGATAGATCCATTTTGCGAGTTGTCTGCTCTTGGCTATCAATGTTTCTAGCCAGTGCCAGTTGACGCAAAGCTTTTTTATCTAAGTAATCCGCAGTTTGGATTTGATTTGCTACGGCGTAAGCAAACAAACTGGCAAGATAAACTTCGACCAGAGAAATAAAATAAGGAGGCCAGAGATCTTCTTCTGCTCGAAACGTATAGTTTGCCACCACAACATCGGCAGCATCTGCATTGCAGTATGCAAGATTCTGATAGCGGTCATAGACAACATTGTAGCCGTTGACTGTCAGGTCATGCAGCACAAGTAAGTTAGCAGGAAGTTGATACGCAGCATCCCAGCTATCCAGCGGGGCATCGGTTCGACGAGAAAGTTGAGCCTGACCAGAAGCAAAACGCCAGCGATGGCGGGTAAGAAGATCACGAACTGTATCTTCATAAAGATTGCTGGCTACAATAGCTTCGGTTGTCCCGTCAGAAAAAGACGTAATCGGCTGAGCGCCAATCATAACTAACGCACGAGCGCAAATGTCTACATCGGTTACAGCCATTTATAATTCCTAGCAAATGGACTGAGCGCGTGGGACTACGCACCCAGCCCAAAGTTGGGGGAGAGTCACAGATCTCTCCCCACAATTGCTTACGTAGCAGTCACACCTTCTACAGCGGTAGTCGTGACAGTCGCGGCACCAGTAGCCGAAGTAACAGTCACAACATCCACCTTAGGAGTGCCACCAGTATCGCTAACGCAGATGATAACATCCCACTGCTTAAGGTTGTTAGTTACTCCATTGAAGTAACCAGAACCAACAATAGTAGCGATAGCATCTGTCGAGCGATAGATGTGAAGGCTCGTGGTACCACCAGTTGCCTTCCAAAGATTTGAAGCATTAAGTGCCATGATTAAATCTCCTTACGCTTCATATGCCTGAACTTCGTACACGCCGCGAGTATCGATCAACACCGCGCCCTGCGACATCATCGACGTAGCAAGGTGAGCTGCCTTCTCAGGAATGTAGTTCAGTTCAGTCGAAACTTCTGCACCCGAAGCAAGGCCGATAGCCGAACGGTGGTATGCAAAGTTCTTACGAATGTTGGAAGCCTTATCCAGACCAGAGAAGGTCATCCACATAAAGCCAAGCCAACGACGAGCAACCATGCCGCCCTTGTATGGAAGATCGTCTGCACCAACGAAGTCCGCGTCAGCGAACGCCGAGATACCCAACAGATCAGTCCAAGCAGTAGGCGAAACGACGAAGTAACGCTCACCATCTTCCGGCACATCATTGTCACCAAAAGCAGCGAATACAGTTTCAATTTTGGCTTGAGTCAAGCCATCAGTACCAGATTCAACAATGGTGTTGCTTGTGCCATCAAGAGCAGCGATGATCAATTCATCGGACTTACGGCCAACAGCCGCAGCAGCCGATTGAGTGATTACCATACGCTCGTCATGGTTAATCTTCAATTCGTCGAGTTTATCAATGTAATCAGCAGCGTAGTAATCACCGAGGGTGCATTCTACAGCAGTGTGATCAACTGACATTACAGGCACGTTGCCGTGACGCGATTTAGTACCAGCAACGCCAGTACCAACTTTTTGAAACGTGGTGGACGAACCCTTCACGTTACCCTTAAAACGCGTGGTGTTACGCAACTTTGAACCCATCCGCTGGTAAGCCATGTGGACTTCGGATTCAAACTGCTTAACAAACGCGTCGTTAATATCGAGAGCCATTTTAGCTACCTTTCATTAAGTGACGACAGTTTCAGTCGGTTATCCGCTCCTGTCCTGCATTCGGTTATCCTTGCGGGCCGATGGTAACTTTGCGGGCCTAACTGTCCAAATCAATTGAAATGAACAATACATCAATGGACTAATTGCTCATCCCAACTAATTTAGTGTATAGTCTGCCACTTTCTTCGTAACCAAGACGAACAAAGAAACTACCCGCAGCTTTAGGATTAGTGCCAGTAGTAATACCAACCCTAATTGCTGCGACCTCATTCATGATAGCCCACTCTTCTACAAATCGAACTAAACGAAGCGCGGCACTAGTCCCGCGATATTTAGGCTCAACGTAAAAAGATATGTCCTCAACAAAACGAGCATCCCCAAAAAAGGTGGGAACAATTGTTACTGCCAAGAAGCCAATGATCTTTTCGTTAAGCTCTGCAACTACGCAAAGCCAATCTGGATCATGAAGAAAGACTTCATAAAGTCTGGTTATTTTTTCTTCGCTAAAAGGATAGCAATTATAAAAAGGCGACTCCTCGTGCATTGCCTTGGCTAATTGCATAACCTCGGCAATGTCACTAGCTTTTAGCTTGCGGATCATGCGCTAAAAGATTTTTTAAAGAAGTCCTCTACCTGCTTAACAAAAGCAGGGTCACGATCAGCAGGATGCCAATAGCGACGATCCTGCATCATCTTTTCAACATCTGCACGAGTAACTTCTGGTGGCTTTTCAAAGGCAGCAGGATCTACATTCCCACTAGCCTTGAGCATATTGATGATCTGCTCAACAGCCTCAACACCAGAAGCTGTAGCGCAGGCATCTGCCAATGCCTCACGTTGCGATTCGCTGAAGGTATTGTTCATCCAAAGTGTTACGGCTTCGATACGAGCATCGGCATTCTCACCAAGTGCAGCCATCTCACGCTGATAAGATTCCTGAATACGAGCGACTTCGACTTCAGCATACTTGTTAATAGCAGTTTCAAACTGCTCTTGATTGTAGCCGCTTTCATGAGCAAAGTTGCGCCACCATTCAACAATAGGGCTGCCTGCAAGTTGCTCACTATCAAGATAGTCCGCTTCAGGCAGTTTGTAATCAGTAGGTGATTCTGGACGCGCACCAATCCGTTCAGCTTCAAACTCTTTAATCACGGCCTCTTTCATATTGCCGCGCATTTTTTCTAGCTCGGAATAAGACTTGGCAAGGTTTTCGTAGGATGCGTTTCCGTCTACCCAAAACTTTTCGGGCAACCATTCTGGGCGCTCAATAGTTGCAGGGGTTTCTACAGATTCAGTTGCTTCTGTATTTTCAGTTTGTTCTTCCATCACTTCTGTCCCATTCTCATGCGCTCCTCAATGATACCGACAAGGTAGCGCATTCCTTCTCGGTGCCGCAGTTCCCCATCACTAATGTTTGGGCCTGCTACATACTCAATAGTTATGGATCGCAGGTAATCTAAAACCCGCTTACCAGCCCGTGATCGAAACAAGGCTGAGATGATTTGATTAAGTTCTTCGTCTTCCTTAGAGCTTCGGTTAATTCCGTCAGCCCCCAAGACCCGATGCGTCGATTCCATTTTGTCCCGCTTGTCCCATCTGTGATATGTTTTGTGCAA